CAGGTGGCCCCCCAGGCCCTCCTGGAAAACCGCCCATTGGCTATAAATTAGTCAATCTAAAGCTGTTTAAACCAGTAATAGATTTCGAGCTTAGAACCCCATTTGGCACAGTCGGAAGATACATTCACAAAGTTGCTAATCGAATTACTCAGCGGGCAAGACTTCAAGTTGGCGTAAAGACAGGCAGACTTAGGGCAAGCATACGATTTAGGCACATAAGGAGAGCAGGCGAAACTGCCGTAAAAATAGGGGGATACACTCACTATGCCCGAATGCACCATGAAGGCACTAGGCCGCACATAATTACTCCCAATAAAACTGGAGGTAATTTGGTGTTTATGAAGGGCTCCAGAATAATAAGAACTCCTTTAGTTAATCACCCAGGGACAAAACCTAATAGATATCTAACCGACCAGCTGCGCCCCCGAATAGCGAGACGGGTACTGCGGTAAAATTAATATGCAACAAAAGTTGCTAAAAACGATATAAATACGAACAAAGGAAAAGACTAATATGGCAAAGTTTAAGGACTTTGGAAATGTTTCTTTGGATGAAAATCTAGAGCCAATTTCTTTCAAGCTAAACGATGAAGAATTTGAGTGTGTAAAAGCCCTACCTGGAAAAGTTCTTCTTGAAATGGTAGCAAAGTCATCGTCAGAGGAAGCATCTGACCAAGCATCAATGGTTAGTGACTTCTTTGCGCAGGCTCTTACAGATGAAAGCTTGGAGAGGTTTAACGCTCTGATTAGTAGCAAAGACAAAGTTGTTACAGCAGAGACATTGGGAGATATCACTGGGTGGCTTGTAGAGCAGTACGCAGACCGCCCAAATCAGCAGCCAGAGGTCTAGCACTTTGGGCCGTGGACCTCTGGCCATACGTAAACGGTAGGGCCATAACCTTAGGGTTGGACTTAGGAGAAATGGACATGAGTCAAATGCTCGATGTTGTTCATTTTTTCTTTGAGGACGACTCTAGGTACAGTACCGCTGAAGAAGCTGAGGCTGTCAGTGAATTCAGGTCAACTATATATGGAGTGCTATATGGCACTACTTATAGATACAGAGTTAACTCGTCAAAGAGTGGAAAGGGCAGTGGATTATCGGCAGATGGTGGAGTGAAACCTTACATTCCGCCAACCGAATTTGACCCAGATACGGGTCTACCGTTCGGTGATGCTCTAGATGCACCTTTTGGGTAAAAATTAAATGATTATAGGTAGTGCAGAAATAATCGTATCCCCGATTACTCGGGGATTCGAAGGTAAGCTGCGCAATCAACTTAGAGATATCCAGGGAACTTTAGGTGGATTTGGTCGAAGAATGGGCCAAGGTCTAGGAGAGTCTTTCTCTGAGGGTGTAAAAAATAGCTTAAGTGATAATGTTTTTGGTAAAGTCTCCGACGGCCTCCTCAATATGGCACCTAATGCGGAGTTCGCTAGACAAAAATTTCAAACTCTAGTTAGGGTTGGCTACACCCTACAAGCGGTTCTTGGTACGCTGGTTGGTGGTATTTCTTCTCTAGTTGTTTCTCTAGGAACTTTAATTGGAGTCTTAGGTAGAGCCGCGCCTGCTGTCGCAGTGTTGGCAAATGCATTTGTCTTGTTGAGAACAGCAATGGCGGTTGCTAAATTTGGATTTGGCGACATAGCTAGTGCAGTTAAACAGGCAACTGAGCCTACCAACGCCATGGGCAAATCTATAGCGGACCTCAGAGAAGAGTTTCAGCAGCTTATTTTTGATGCTGAACAGGCAACCAATTCTGAAGCCAGAGCTGCTTTAAACCTAGAGGATGCCTTAAATAATCTTAAGCGCGTCCAAGACCTTCCACCTAATTCTAGAGCTCGACGTGAAGCTCAGTTGGCCTATGATGAAGCAGACCTTGCCTACCGTAGAGCCAAAGACCGAGCTGCGGACCTTAACGAGGAAGTCGGTAAGGGCCAGGATGAGTTCATTAAAAAGAACAAAGAGGCCGCTGGAAATGACCCATTCGCTGCCCTAAATGATGCTCAAACGGAGTTTGCTAAACGGCTCATAGAGCTAAAGCCACTACTAGACGAGCTAGAAGAAGATATCTCTGAGGCATTCCTGCCACCTCTAGACAGGGCCTTAACAATTCTAGTAGACGATATCTATCCAGTACTAAAGAGAAGGCTTCCCGAAGTTGCAAAACAAACTGGCGAAGCAATTGAAGGAATAGTTGGAGGCCTTGACGAAGAAAAAGTAGAGAATATTCTTAGACAGTTCACTACCCCCTTTGAGGCAGGCGGTAGGAGCAATATTCAACTATTTGGCGACCTGCTAAACAATGTTCTAGATATCTTCCTGCAAATTGTGGAAGCCACTGCACCGCTTCTTAATGATTTTTTAACTTTCTTAGTAGACAAAACAGACGAGTGGGGGCGAAAGCTAGAAGAGACGGACTTGGTAGCCTTCTTCGAGGGAGCAGGGGAATACGCTGGTGGCTTAGGCGAAGTTATCGGGAACGTTTTTGTCGGTCTAGGTAATCTCATTGGGCTAACTACTGGCCCAGGTAGTGCTGGTGAGAGCATGTTGGAGTGGATGAAGAACGGAACTGCAGAGTTCCGCAACATGTTCTCTGAAGACCCCGAAGCTGGAAAAAAGTTTTTCTCTGATGCATTCGAGAATGCTCGCTTAGTCATGAGCTCCATTGGAGCACTTCTAGAGCAAATTCTTAAGCTTGCCGACAACCCGAATATTGGGGAAACCTTTAAGACTCTTGAAGAGGGTGCCCCTGCTTTAGGCGAGATGCTAGGCAAGATGGTTGATGCTGGTCCATCTTTTGCCGAGTTCCTAAAAACTGTCACAGAAATTGCAAACTCATTGACTGACTCTGACCAAATCTCTGCCTTCTTTGACACCCTTAATGCTGGAGCAGAGATATTCCAAGATTTTGTAGATAGCGGACCTTTCAAGAGACTTTTAGACAACTTAGGACCAACATTTGCAACTTTGAGTGCTGTTGGTGTGATTTTTGACGTATTTAAGTTTGGATTTGACGTAGTTGTTGGCTATCTAGTGTTTATTCTTGCTAAGGCAGCTGGTTTCTTTACCATGCTAAAAACTGGCGCTGCTTCTATCGGCAAGTTCTTGATTAGTCCGTTTGGTATTGTTATTGGCATATTTGTTCTTCTAATTACAAAAGCAGTTCAGTTCTACGATAAATTTGTTGACTTCCGAGCAATGGTAGACAATGTTTTCGCGGGAGTTAGAGAGTCTTTTGAGCGATTCTTAGAGCCTCTTTCTGAACTTGGAGAAAAGATATTTGGCGGAGAAGGTGGAGGCGGACTTATGGGGGCCTTGGACCCCCTCATTAAGGCAGTATTAGAGAGGCTTATTCCTGCTATCGGGTTCATACTTGAACTATTCTTCAACCTTCTCGCGTTGATAACTGACATTGCAAATGAAGTTATGGACTATTTGCTTCCAGTATTTGAAGATATAGGAAGTGCTTTAGGGAAGCTTATGGATGGAGACATCCTAGGGTTCCTTGGCGATTTGGGAAGCGCAGTTTTGTCAGCTGCTGGAAACTTCGCATTCCTGATTGGAAACATCTTTATAGACATGATTAATTTTGGTATTAGGGCAATTAACTCCATGATTGGCTTGATTACAAATGGTCCTTTTGGTGACTTCATGCGAGATGTCTTTGGGGTAGACCTATCTAACGTCAAGCTAAAAGAAATTGAAAGAATGAAGAACCTAACAGAGCAGCGTGACATAGTTCAGGAGAGAAATCGAATAAACGATGCTCTAGGTGCTGGTGCTGCTGGCGGTCTGAGCTTTGGCGGCCCAGACAGGCTAGCAGCAAGAAATGCTACAAGCGCCAGCTTAAATGCTCTCACTACCTCAAAGATAGAAGGCTCATCGCAGTATGGTAATTGGAAAGAAGGCGGTGGACTGACCATTAATCAGACTAATAACTACTCTGGTGGAGACCCCAGGGAGCAAGTCGAGAACTCCAACAGAGGCCTTGGCTATGCCATAAGACAAGGGGCTAGCTAATGACTACTTATGATTCGATACAACCTGGAGTAAATCAGACAGAGCGAAACAGGATACTAAACCGCGCTCTAACTCGACAACCTGATGCTTACCTCTCCAAGATAAAGCTCTACGGCGATATCGCTATTTATGACACTGCCAATACTTCTGAATTCACTTTGAATACTATCGATGCCAACGAAGTTATCTGGGTTGTAAGTGATATTGACGGTTGGTGGAATATCTCGGAGCCAGAAATGCCAGACCTCCCTCGCGGATGGGGTGATGGAAGTTATGATGCCATTGGTCGATATAGAAATAGAATTATGACTTTAAATGGCAGCTTCTTGACCCAGTCCCCAGAAGATGCTCCAGTGGCTAGACAGGCCTTGCTTCAAGCACTAAACCCTATGATTAAAAATCAAGGAGCATCTTACCTAATTACTACAGAATTTGAAAGCTCAATAGCTGTAGTAGATGCTCAGGAAGGGGCTAATGCTCAATTTGTCACTTACACAACTGGTGTTGACCTAGAGGACGGCCCCCTGATTGCTGTTGGAGACAGGATTGTTATTGAGGGCATTGCTCCTTCAGACTTTAACAAAGCTGGGTCTGGGTATCTTGTTACAGCAGTTTCTGATAACACCGTTACTGTTGATAGAGACACTGACGGAAACTACACGGGCGACCCGTACGAAGTTGGTGGATTAATAAAGAAAATCACTAAGAGGCTTGCATCAAAAGTACGTCTTAGCGGCACTCCAATCATCAACAACACAAACGCTCGCGGACGTCATGACTTTTCTATTGGCCTTAAAGCCACTGACCCCATAAAATATGAATTTGTTGCTGGCGACCCTGATGGGTATGCCACTGAGAGCGCCTCTCCTTCTACTGCTGCGGCGGTAGGAAGCGGATACGATGGCTCTATGACATTGACTAATAGCGGAGACATTGCTGTTCCAATTATTGTCGAGATTGACGGTCTCACAAGTATCCCCGATAGCACTAACAGGCCAACTATTACCAATGCCACAAGTGACCAGTCAATTATTGTCAATGCAACAGGAAGCGTTGCTTCTGGACATAAACTAGAGATTGACACATATAACAGAGAAGTTTTAGATGTTGAATACGTTGCGGGAGTGGTTGGAACAGTAGCAAATGGGCGTTCTAAGGTTTCTGTTTTAATTGACTGGATATATCTAGACCCAGGCAGTAACACTATAGAATTAACTAACTTCCCTTCAGGTTCAACTGTAACTATTTATTATCGCTCTGGGTGGATGGGCTAACTGGTAGAATATTAGAAAGACACTCAAGGACAAAAGATGGCAGTACTAACAGCGGGTAGCGCACCAGTAGAATACCGCTATTTCGTAGCTGACCTTATGACCAACGAGATTCTCGCTGAGATTCCTTTTAGAAGTGTTTCCTATAGTCGCTCTCTCACAGAAGCTGGTTCTTTTCAAGGTGATATAGCAGTAACTGACGCTACCTATAACCTTTCGCTGTATGAAAACACGATGCCCGCGAAAACCGCACTTTACATAACTAGAAAAGTTGGTAATGAAGATGCTCTCTGCGTCTGGGGAGGAATTATATGGGGCAGAAACTACAGTCTTGTAGATAAAATTTTGTCTATAACCGCTCTTGAATTTACAAGCTACCTGTCTCATCGGGTTGTTTGGAAGACGTGGAATAGCTCTTACGAAGCAGAGGCAGTTGTTTCAGGAGGAACTGCCACAGTAACTCTTACAGGCGGAGAGTACAACTTTACAGTCGGGGAATCTGTATATATCTATTGGCAAACTGACTACACCCTATACAACGGGTACTTTGAAATAGAAAGCGTGTCTTCTACAGTAGATAATCGCTCAATTATCACCGTTCCTGCCTCTTACGTTAATTCTTCAGGAATCGAGGTAACAATTCCAGAGGTTGGCGGCGGAGAGCCGTTAACTGTTACAGTCGAAACAAGGCAAGACACCTATCAGTATGCTCAGGACCTCATACGAGAGCTAAACACTGACCTCTTTGACTTTGACTTCGCTAACGATGAGATTCGTCCAGGCATTGACCTGTTCAATGAGATTGATACTGTTTCCAGAACTTCTAACGTTGCTACGGTAGTTACAACAAAAAAGCACGAGCTTGTAGAAGGACAAAAAGTAATTATTTCTGATGTTCAGGCCGATTCTGGTTCTTTTAATAATTTAGAAGCTATAGTTACGGGAATTGACCTAAACAATGCTTATGTGTTTACATATGAAAGCAGCGGTTCTGACGTTTCTACGACTACCGAGACGGATAACTCAAAAATAGTTTCTAGATTTAATAGAGGAAACAATGTTTCAACACTAGAGACTACTCAGCCTCATCTGCTTGGTGTTGGAGATATTGTTCGACTCGAAAATGTTAGTCAGACTTTTGATGGCTATGCAAGCGTTTCTGCAAATGTCTCAGATTATATTTTCCAAGTTGTTCAGATTGGCGCGGCAATCGGGAACAGTTATACGGAAGTTAGAAGTGGTACAACTATAACTGGAGCTTCAGGCGATGGCTCTACTGTGACTTTTACTGCCACTAATGATTTTGAACCAGATGACAGAGTTACTGTTGATGGAGTTTTCCCTTCTACTTATGATGGAATTTACACCGTAGAGTCTGCAACTAGTAGCTCATTTACTGTAAGTAGTAATGTTACTTCCACTTATGTCTCGGACGGTACTGCCTCTCCTACCTACAATCCGAGAGTTGTTCGGCACGCGTCTGCTCAGTACGGCACGTTTGGAGAGCACTCTACCTTAGGCGACATAGGGTTTGACTTAAGCGAAAACCCCAACTTAAGCTCAAATTTGGAGGCTAACCCAGTCATTAGAGGCTACGAGCTAAAAACTGTTTACGAGGTGCTTGAAGACTACGCCACTAAACCTAACGGTTTTGAATACAGGATTGACGCCGAGTATGACCCTACAACTGACACTTTTAAGAAAAAGTTTAGATTCTTGCCGATACTTCCCGATTCGCTAACTCAATACTTAGATGCTCAAGGCAGTGGATTTAGTGGTGCAATTCCAGCTAGTGCGTACGGAGCAGACGAGCTTGTGTTCGAATTTCCTGGAAATGTATTAGAGGCTCAATTTGACGAAAATGCCGAAGATGCAGCTACCAGATTTTTTGTTCAGGGTAAAGACTCTAGGCTAAGCGCCGATGCAAGTCAGCCTTACTCTGCTGCATCAAATCATAAGCTACTAAACCAGGGATGGCCGATTCTAGACCTAGTAGATGATTTAGATTCTGACAATGAAACAGTTCTTTGGAAGCAGGCCTCAAGGCTGCTAGGAGAATCTGTCCCTCCAATTAGCACATTTACAATTTCTGTGAATGGGTCAGCAAACCCGAAACTTGGAACCTACAAGCCTGGAGACTGGTGTTCAGTAAAACTTAATGATGATTTTGTTTCTCTTAGAGCTTCTAGCTATCTAGAACAAGACTACGGAACCGACGCTGGAGTGCTAGTTAGGAAAATTATTTCCTACAACGTTAATGTTCCTGATGTCCCAGGGTACCCAGAGGAAGTAGAGCTAGAACTTGTAACAGAGCCTGCAATCCCAATTTCAGGCGTGACAATCATAGACGGGAAGCCATTCAATGGGGATTAGAAGACGACGTAGAAAACTGACGACTCTAATGAGTCGTCTAGACCAGCGTGTTCGCTCGGTAGAACTTAGGCCAATAAATCTTTTGACTTCTAGCGAGGTTGCTAATGCCGTGGAAGTTGGTCAGCCTCTTGTTGGTCCAGAGACAGCAGTAAGCGCTTCGGCTCCGTGGCAGTTTATTAAAGTACAAGACGGCTATGTCTACCCTAAAGCCCTGACTGGAAACACTAGTGACAGAGTCGAGCTCTACACCGAAGCAGACATAGGGGCTGCAGTTGGCGACAGAGTAGAAGTCTCTGGTGTTCACTGGGCAAGCAGTTCTCAGATGGACGTGACAGGTGACAATTTTATTATTACCAATATTGACACTTCTGCTGATTGGTCAGGGCGTCCAAGCTATAAGCATGACCCAACTCAAGACCAGCTTTCTGGTGTAACAATTACTCACGCTTATGAGCTTGTACCAGAGAGTGTTGCTCCTCAGACGTGGACGAGCCGTAGGCGTCTACAAACTCGTAGAAAAGTTGACTCTTTTGAAATTACTGCTGCACCAGGCAGCACTGTAACTTTGACAATGAACGCGACTCATCACTTCGAGGTTGGCGACATTATTTTTGTTGACATCTTTGCTGAAGACTCTAGAGCTTACGGAGTTGACGGACTGTTTGAAATTACCGCTGTTTCTAGTAACACTATTGAATATGTCTTAACTGCTGGTGTAGACACTGCTGTCGGCTCTACAGACGTCTCTTCTGCAGATGTTTATGTTCACCCTGTAATTCGAGAATGGGCTCAAGACGGTTCTATTTGGGTAGACAGCTCGAACAACGAAACTTACTATTGGGACGGCATCCGCTGGGTTGACTACACCCCAGGAGCTGTAGCTGGAGATGGCGACCCTCCGTCGCCCCCTACGGGCTTCTCGGCAACTAGCGAGATTAACTATCCCTCTGGAAGTGTAGCTAGAGTACAAGTTAGCCTTTCTTGGACTGCCCCGACAACCAGCGTCTCTGGTGACCCCTTAACTGACCTTGCTGAATATCTGATTAAGTGGAGGCCTGGCTCTTCTGGTGACTGGAAAACTCACTCTCTAAAAGATGCAAATGCTACGAGTTTTGTCTTTGGTGAAGTTGGAACTTTTAGTAAAGGGACAACTTATAACTTTGAACTTTACGCTATAGATAGTGGCGGTGAAGATTCTACTGCAGCTACTGCAAGCACAACAACACCAACCACGCCTGCTACCAACATCGTCAACGTAAGGCCAAACGCTCTTACAAATGACCCGCCTTACCTAGGAACAGTGACTCTTTATTGGGATGGAACTGTAGAAAATACTAGCGGTGTCACCCAGACAAACCCTGCTGGTCTCTACTACCTAGAAATCCACAGAAGCACAAGTGCATCATTTACTGCTTCATCGAGCACGCTCTTGGGAACAGTTACGGCGATAGCTGGTGCAAAGTTTATTGATGGAAGTTTGTCTAGT